GTCATGGCAGCTTTAAAGAAAACTACTATGAACTCGGCGAAGGGCGCAATGCCTTCGTCGGGTCCCCCACTCCAGATGCTTCATAAGAAGTACGGTTCCTACCCCACGGGCTGGAAGCGTCTTTTGAAGATGGTAGGCGATTGCTCACGGTGGAGCATCGCCTCAAGGAGTGCTGCAAGGTTCTCAAGAGAACTAGAGTCTTGCAGAAAACAAGTGGATGGTATCAAGTATGAACGATATCTCAGTGTAAAGAGGCATTATGTCGCTATAGCCAATGCCCATATCTTGCGATACGGGAAACCCCTCTCCAGGGGTGCTGCACACGCCAGCAGACTAAAGCGATTTATCTCCTTCTTTACAAAGTTAATCCGCGAGGGCCCTAAAGCCCTCTCAGAGTTCGCTCATGAAGCACGATCCCATGCCTCCCTCCACAACACCAACAAGTCAGCCGCGAGAAATGAATTTCTCGCATCGACTGTTGGGCGTGCTGTATGGTGGGAGGTTAAGGAAAGTGCTCAAGATACCAGTGTGATGAAAACGGTCGAAGTTTGGAATAGTAAGGTGCAAGTTGAGAGCAAGCACCTCGCAGGGCTCACGAAATATATCATGGAAGTCCTGCCCATTCGCAAACTTCGCGATGAAGAGAAAGCCCGATGGCCTCTTCCCAATGATCATGCGACTCTCGAAAAGAGTCGACGACAGGGCGGCAATGCCGCCGCATTGGTTGAGGCTGCGGACAGGGAGAGGAGTGAAAAGGTCTTGGACTTTCACGATCTTGTGTCAGAACTTCTTGAGGACGACTACGCCAACGTTGTGTCGGGCACCAGCAAGCTGGATGGCCCGCAACCCGGCGATGCCGCAATCTTCGAACGAATCGACGAGATCCTCCCTTCGGTGGCTAACCACATAGTCGGGAACGACAAAGTCGAGCTCCCTAATGGTCAGGCCGTCAGGAGGAGATACCTCAAAGAACAATCTCCCACACCACTCCGACCTCTGCCCCTTGTGGAAAAGGGGGGTAAGGTAAGAGTGGTGACTCTTCATCCTGCGGACGAGATACATAACGCGCGAAGGCTGACCTCCCTCTGGATCGGTCAGCTTAAGCGATTCGCGGTTACTCGGCAAATGCTGAACAACATTCCGATCTCTCTAGAACCTCAGACGACACGCGGGCGATCTGCCTGTGTCTACTCTGCGGATCTATCAAGAGCGACTGACTACTTCAGTCATGACCTTGCTATTCACGTCGGGCTAACCCTTTGTGAACGACTCGGACTTGATGAAGAAGACAAAAATGTTGTCCGGCGTATGTTCGGCCCCCACACGGTGGATCTAGGATCCTCACGTGGAGACCGAACAGGAGCCGAGGGATTGAGTCCCCCCACTACAAGGGGGATCCACATGGGTCTAGGACCCACATGGATAATCCTGTCTCTCGTCAACAGCTATGCTGCGTGGTATGCTGGAGCAAGACGCGAAACATACGCCGTATGCGGAGACGATCTAGTCGGCTATTGGTCTCGACCAATAGCTACTCGCTACGAATCCTGCCTCGAAGAGCTAGGTCTTGTGGTGAACAAGACAAAGTCCTTCTTCGGCAAACGGGGTGTGTTTTGCGAACGAATTGTCGAGCAAGTCAACGGAAGAGCAGAAGCCCACGATGTGGGTCACCTTTCTGCAATCACCGCTGCCAAGCTCATAGCAAGACAATCCGAGAATTGCTACAGCGTCGCTGAGAACCTCAGGAAGAACACCTTCCTGCCCGAGGTAAGCGACCAGGTGCGCCGGCACCTAATACCACGCGGCACTGGACCGGGTCGAGTCGAGCACGGCGGTAGTGGTTTCGGTCAACTAAGTGTGGGAGGCCTCGCCCTTCTTGTCAAGAAGGGTAAGGTCAACCACACTATCAGTGAAGACAAAAACACTGTTGCCATACTCAAGGAGCTACGCGAGTTAAGCGTCGCTGGTCATGAGAAGGTCGAAGACCCTCTCAAGCTCAGCGACGCCATCATCGCGATCAAAGCTGCCTCACAGACCTCCTGTTACCTCCGTAACGAAAAGATCGTGACACGACCAATCTCAAGAAAAGAGTGGATGAGCCGCAACCGCCAAAGGCAGAAGCTTGACAAGCTCAAACTCTCTTCCCTCGAGAAGATGGTCCAGAATTCATCACTTAGCTCAAAAGACAAGAAGGCTGTGAAGCACGTCCTGTCTAAGAGCTGCCACTTGAAGTCCAAAAAGAAAATCGCACGCCTGACTAACATCCTGTCAAGGCCGATTGCTGAGCGCCTAGTGCCCAGAGCAGCGGTAGCTGAACTGATCACTAAGCACCTCAAAATGGACTGGTCGGAGTACCTGCCCCAGAGAAACTCTGGCACAAGCAAAGGGAGCAAGCGCGGGCCCAAAGGCAAAGACATCTTTCTGAAGCCGACTGATCGATCGCTA